TTTAAACCTTTTAAAGCATATCCAGCTGTAGATCCAGAAATTACACAGCTGGATAAGCCAGATATGGTTAGGCAGACATTCGAAAAGATTCCAGGCATGTCTCCTCTCCATCCAATCTCAACGAAAATTGAAGGAGTTGTTATGCCCCCTGGTAATAAATCAGGTGTAGTGGTGAACTTTATGACCAACAACTTCACGTATAGCAAAGTGGATGGTTTAGCAATAGCCGAGCAAGACAACCCAGAACTATTAAAAACGATTACAGGAAAAGCACTTATGAAAGACGTAAGACAGTTCTGTCGAACTCATTATATGGGAAATGGAACAATCAACGGACTGATCAAACGAATGAAGGACCAGATCACATCCAAACCAACAGCTGTTATCACTCAAGATAAGTTTGAACAGATATGTGCTATGTTACCACAATACTCTACACCAAAACTATCTGGGGATGGAGCTACCGTTATGGGTATCTCACCAGAAATGAATATGGAAGCAGCAGCAGGAGCTCCGTATTTCCTTCCCGGAGTGAAATTCAAGGACGTTATCGAAGATGTAGTGTTATTAGCAGAAAAGTACCTAGTTATTCTCAAAGAAAAGGGAGCAACTGGACTTAATCAATACTTCATTGATGAAAAAGATCCTCACATGCATGAAATGGTCGCCTTACTGTGCCCAAAGAAAGATGTATATGAACGCAATGAGTATTGGACAAAAGTCAGACCATTTGGAGTGTTCCCAGCTGCGCTTCGAATACTGTTTGCGTGCCTCACCACCGCAATAAAACCTCAGATGAAAAACTTCTTAGTTGATCCGACCTCCATATCAGCTCTGGGGATGTCTTGGACTGAAGGTGGAGCTCGGTCATTGCTCGACTATTTCAGTCATAAACTGGACATCCCAGGATACTATCCGTTGTCGTGGGGCGATGATCAACTCATTCTCGTCGTAGCAGAAGACCATTCAGCAATCCTGATGAACCCAGACGTCAAAGGAATGGATATGAAGATCGATAAGAATAAATTTGACCTATATAAAATGTGGATGTTGTCATATTTTGCTGGAAAGCCTCTCAACTACGACTCGCGCGAGAAAATTCGAGAGATAAGAAAGCAGATTCCAGTCGAAAATCTCGACAATAAGTGGATGAGTTGTATAAATTTCTTTCACCACTACTTGTGTAACACTCCTGTATTGTA